ATGCTTTATGTAAAAAACACGATGAATCTGGTGGAAAAGCAGGCGCTGGAAGTGGCTCAGATGGACATTTCACAGCAGGCGACCGAGCAGGAACTGCAAGACGCTAAGCTTGATTATATCGCCATGATGGCGGATATCGATTTGAGCGAAATTGCATCCGAGCCCGAAGAGGAGGGGGAACTAAACCATGAGCAAGAAGTATAATCTTGTAAAAAAATACTACGACAAAGGCCTCTGGAAGATCGGCGCTGTGCGAAACGCTGTGGTGAAAAAATGGATCACCGAGGAAGAGTACAGGGCGATTACCGGAGAAGCCTATGAGGCCGAAGGTGAATAATGTCCGTACCGGTTGGAGAAAGAGAAGAAGGAAAGTTTTCGCTGCTGATTAAGGCGGAGAGCCTGGCTCGATACACCATCGAGATTACGGCAAACGAAAAGGTCTTCCTTCCCGAATACAGGAAACAGGTAACGGATGACATCGTCGAGACGGCGAAGAACATCTATCTGGGGATCCGTGAAGCGAATGATGTGAACGTCCGGGTTGGAACACCGTTTCAGCTGGGCGATTACCGCGAACGGAACAATCTGCAAAGACAGGCGCTGCGTAACTGCAAGCGCCTTCTTTATTTGATTGATCTGGCGCATCGCATTTTCCATCTGAGCTCCCGCCGCGTGGCGTACTGGGGGCAGATGGTGGTAAACGTGAAAAACCGTGTATGCGGCTGGATCGATGACGACACCAATCGCTTCATGCTCAGGTGACATACTACTCTATTGATATACTGGCTGTAGGCTGAGCGCAGAACGTGCGTTTGCGGAGTGCTAATCGTGGCAATGCGAATAATACGTGGAATGTGAATTCCGCGGGCTATGTCAACAACAACAACGCCAGCAACGCGAATCGTTTCTCCCCGGATTGTGCTCTTTAGAAAATCACAGGGCTGAGCCGCAGGCTTGGCGCATTTTCAATCTGACACAAGGAGCCGAGTGACCAGGCGTGAAGAACACGCGAAACAATACGAAGGGGATGGCCGCATCGCCTGAGGGCGATGATCGGTCTAAGCACCCCGGAGATTTTCAAAAAGTTGCAGGCTATGAAGCGCTGCATGAATCGATGATGAAATGCGTCAAGGGCGTCTTATGGAAAGATACCCCGGCGCATTACTTTCTCAACAATATTGAGGAGAATCTGATTCTTGCCCGTCAGCTTCAAAATGGAAAATACAAGCAGAAAAAGACCCGAAAATTTAAGGTTTACTACCCCAAGGAGCGCGACATTGTGAGCGTGCATTTTCGGGATCGCGTTTTCCAAAGAAGCCTGAATGACAATATTCTCTACCCCAAGATCAGCCGCAGCTTCATCTACGACAACATGGCCTGCCAAAAAGGGAAGGGACCTGATAAAGCGCGGGAGAGGCTGAAGAACTTTCTGCAAAGGTTTTACAGAAAGCACGGCACGGCGGGATATGTGCTGAAATGCGACATCAAGGGCTATTATCCGAACATGTCGCACAAGGTGGTAAAGGACTGCTTCAGGAAGGCGATCGACGGCTGGACTTACCAGCAGGCCTGCTGCGTTTTGGACAACCAGTATGATCGTGAGATCGGCTACAATCCGGGAAGCCAGATGATTCAGATTGCCGGAATCGGCATCCTGAACGCGCTCGACCATTTCATCAAGGAAGAGCTGCACATCGAATTTTACATCCGGTACATGGACGATTTCATCCTGATCCATGAGGATGCGGAGTATCTGCTTGAATGTAAGGCGCGCATTGCGCAAAGACTTCGAGCCCTCGAATGTCAGTTCAACACCAAGAAAACCGGCATTATCCCCCTATCCGATGGAATTCTGTTTCTGGGCTTTCACTACCGGTTGACAGAGACCGGCAAGGTGGTTATGACCCTGAATTCCGCCAACATCAAGCATGAGCGCAGGAAAATGGCTAAGCTGGCCGCCCTTGAGCGTAAGGGCGAGCGAAGCACCGAAAAGGTGGATGAATGCTATAACTCCTGGAAGAATCATGCGAGCAAGGGCGACAGCTACAAGCTGCTGCAAAGAACAGACAAATATGTAAAGGAACTGCGGAAGGAGGAATCAAAATGAGCTTTGACTATAAACGGGTCATTCAGGTGGCTGAGAACGAGATCGGCTATCTGGAGAAGAACGACAAGTCGAGTCTGGATGATAAGACCGCGAACGCTGGCAACAAGAACTACACCAAGTATGCGCGAGACCTCGACGCGCTTGGGTTCTACAACGGTCGAAAGAACGGTTATGCCTGGTGCGATGTATTTGTGGACTGGTGCTTTGTGCAGGCCTATGGGCTAAGCGCGGCGCTGAAGCTGACCAATCAGCCGATGGGCAAGAGCAACTGCGGTGCTGGATGCAAATACAGCCGCCAGTATTACCAGAAGAAAGGGCGCTTGTTCGATGCGCCGCAGCCGGGCGATCAGATCTTTTTCTGGCCCAAGGACGCTATCGGCGGCCCCGCCGTGCAGCATACGGGACTGGTATGCGCCGTGGACGGCAGCTACGTTTACACCATCGAGGGCAACACCTCCGGCGCGAACGGCGTGATCGCCAACGGTGGCGGCGTATGCAAAAAGAAGTACCGCCTGACCTACAATCGCCTTGCCGGTTACGGACGGCCGGACTGGGGGACGGAGGTCGAAACCCAGCCTGTTACGCCCGTGCAGCCTGAGTCTACGATTCCCGACGGAAAGGTAATTACCATCACGGCGAACTCGGTGAACATGCGCGTGGGCGATTCTACCAAGTATGCCAGCCTGGGACATCTGAAAAAGGGCGAAGTGCTGGAATGGGTGGCTGACGCGCCCAACGGCTGGCACGCCGGGCGGCATGGGAAGCAGATCGTCTGGGTATCCAACAAATACTCCGCCGTTTCCGGCGGCTAAGCAGAAAGGCGAGAAGTATGGATTCATGGATTCAGATGGTCCTCACCATCGTCTGCGCGGTCATTGCGTCCTCCGGTTTCTGGGCGTATATTTCCAAGCGCTACGAAAAGAAGGACGTCAAGACGCGGATGCTCGTGGGGCTTGCCCATGACCGGATTTTGTTTCTGGGGATGCGATACGTTGATCGGGGGTATATCACCCGTGATGAATATGAAAACCTCTACGAGTATTTATATCAACCTTATGAAAAGATGGGCGGAAACGGCTCCGCCAAACGTGTAATGCAGGAAGTAAACAAGCTGCCGATTCATTCGCAGTAAGCCAAAAAGGAGGAGCAACCATGCTCAAAGCAATGTTGAGTCAGCCCATGGGCGGCAAGACTCAGGAAGAAATCGTGGAAACCCGCGAACGCGCAATTCGTGCGCTTCGGGAGCGGGGCTATGAAGTCGTCAACACCCTGTTTACGGATGAGTGGTACGGCAAAGAAGCCATGGAAGCGCGCGGCGTTGTGCAGATTCCGCTGTGCTTCCTGGCAAAGTCTCTGGAAAACATGAGCCTTTGCCACGCCGCTTACTTCTGTAAGGGCTGGGAGCAGGCCCGCGGCTGCCGCATCGAGCACGAAGCCGCCAAGGCCTATGGCTTGGAAATCATCTACGAAGAGTAAGGAGGAATCAAGTATGTTGAGCAACAAGACCTACGACGTTCTCAAGTGGATTGCGCTGTATCTGCTGCCCGCGCTGGGCACGCTTTACTTCGCGCTGGCGGGAATCTGGAATTTCCCCTATGGCGAAGAGGTGGTCGGCACGATCACTGCCGTCGATACCTTCCTTGGCGTGCTGCTGGGCATCAGCACCGCGCAGTACAAGAAAGAAAACGCCCCGCTGGATGATGATTGATATGAATTGACCTCTTGAAAAAGCGCTCGTCTACGCGGCGGGCGCTTTCTCTTTTGGTTTTTGAAAAAAAAGGAGGAAAATCTGTGGATGTTCAGGTTCCGATTCATCAGAAATACATTCTCTCGATAGACGAAGCGGCTTTATATTTTCACATTGGCGTGAACCGATTGCGCAAACTTGTCTCGGAGCATAAAAACGCCGATTGGGTGCTCTGGAATCAGACCCATGCACTGATTAAGCGCGCACGGTTTGAAAAGTTCATTGATTCTGTTAATGCGTTATAAGAAAATCTCGCCACGGGTGTTGAGAATTCAGATAAACTATGGTATACTATGTTTGTCAGAGAGTATCTTGGCAACGTGGCGGCTCGGGATAAGGAGGCGTCCATGTCAATCAAGAGAAAAGACACCAAAGGCCGGATTCTCAGAGACGGAGAGATCCAGAAGGCCGACGGAAGGTATGAATTTCGCTATTACGATGTGAAAGGCGAACGAAGAAGCATTTATTCATGGCGGCTTACCGCGACTGATCCAATTCCGGAAGGCAAGCGCGAATGCCTCAGCCTCAGGGAAATGGAGCGGGATATTCTTCGAGACGTTCAAGACGGTCTGTTGACGCAGCAAAAGGTTGCGCTGAATGCCCGGTGGGATGATTACATCACCAACAAACCGGAGCTGAAGCAGTCCACACGCACGAATTATCGTTATATGTACGATAAGTATGTGCGGGAAGAGATTGGGCATCTTGAGGTAACGTCCATCAACTACAGCACCATGAAGAAGTTCTTCAATCACCTGCTGCATGATTGCGGATTCAAACCAAACAGTGTGGAGATAGTTCACACCATTTTGCATCCCGTGTTCACCATTGCCATGCGGGATGGATTGATTCGGATGAATCCAACGGATGGCATCATGGCCGATCTCAAGCGGTCTAACGACTGGGAAAAGCCAAAGCGCCATGCGCTGACGGAAGAACAGCAGCGAGCCTTTATGGCTTATGTGGAAACCAGCGATAAGTATCGTCATTGGAATCCGCTGTTTGCGTGTCTTCTTGGAACAGGGTGTCGAATTGGGGAAATGTTGGGACTCAGATGGGAGGATGTGCTCTGGAAGGAGAACATCATTTCCATCAATCACAATCTGATCTATCGTCTACAGGATAACGGTAAGGTGGAATTCCACATCACCACGCCAAAGACCCGTAAAGGCATCCGAGTGATCCCGATGTTCCAGAATGTTCGCCGCGAACTTCAAAATGAGTATTTGCGGCAGCAGGAAGATGGATTTTGTCAGGATATTGTGGATGGCTACTGCGGATTTATTTGGCAGAATCGTTTTGGAAACGTGCTCAGTCCTCATTGTGTGAATCGTGCCATCGCCAGAATCGTTGATGATTACAATCAACGTGAACGGCGAATAGCTCTGATCGAGGGTCGCGATGCGGTCATTCTTCCTCATTTCAGCGTACATCAGTTGCGTCACACATTCTGCACACGCCTGTGCGAACGTGAACGCGATTTGAAGCTAATTCAGGAGATCATGGGACATGCAGATATTTCCACGACGATGGACGTGTATAACGAATCCAACACCGACAGGAAGAAGGCCAGCTTTGCCCGTCTGGAAGCGATTACGGACCTCTTCTGAGTTTTTACCACAGAATTTACCACAATCGCCCCATTGGGTTATAAAGGCTTATGTGGCATTACGTGCAAAGGAATGACTAATAGTTTATGAATAATGCACAAAAATCGGCTGATTTTGGAGCTGAGAGTCTAATCCCCACCATGAAGCCGCTCGATTCCGACAAGAAGGCGGCGGATGCTGCGCAGAACGCGCCCGAAGCTGCCGCGCCCGCGGAAGAAGCTAAAGCGGAAGTCACGCCTGAACCGATCGACTTCTCGAACGTGCAGATTGAGCCGCTGTTCACCGACTATGTGGATTTCGACACGTTCTCCAAGTCCGATTTCCGCGCCGTGAAGGTCAAGGAATGCGAAGCGGTGAAGAAGTCCAAGAAGCTCCTAAAGTTCGTTCTGGACGATGGAACCGGCGAAGATCGCGTGATTTTAAGCGGTATTCACGAGTATTATGAGCCGGAAGAGCTGGTGGGCAAAACCTGCATCGCCATCACCAACCTGCCTCCCCGAAAGATGATGGGCATTGACTCCTGCGGTATGCTGATTTCCGCCGTGCATCACGAAAACGGCGAAGAAAAGTTGCATTTGCTGATGGTGGATGACCACATTCCGGCTGGGGCGAAGCTGTACTAA